CCCAACGACCCCAAGACTCCACTCGCGGACATGATTTCCGACTTCCACCTCGCGCTCCAGTCCGTCGCCCGTGTGACCGCTATGGGAGTGGAGAAGCACGGACCCCTCGGGGGCTGGCGTAAGGTCCCCGGCTTCAAGCGAGACTATCAGAACAAGAAAGCCCGGCATGCAATCTCGGGCCTGGTGGACGACGGGGGGTTGGATGAGGAGAGCGGGCTTCCGCATCTGGCGCATGAAGCTTGGAACGCTCTCGCGCTTCTCCAGTTCGCGCTCGAGTCGGAGCGTGGGACGGAGGCTGGGACGCCCGACCCTCACGACGACCATCCGTAGGGTCTCCTTGCCTCCCCCTTGAACGGAGGGCTGGGGGGTCGGGGGGTTGCCCCTCCCCCCTCCCTCTTGAGTCTTCCGTAGCCCTCTCCGGGCTTCGGGCTTTCCTTGAACAACAGAGAGGCCGGGGGGTTGCCCCTCCCGGCCTCTCGTCTTCCGTAGCCCTCTCCGGGCTTTCGTCTTCCGTGCCCCAACCCTCTCCGGGCTTCGGGCTTATCCCTTGGGGGCTTAACCCTTCTTGGGGGCGCGGAACTCCACGAAATCATAGCTCCACTTCTTCGTTGCCCCCTCGATTAGGGGTTGGATCTCCTCCGCGGGGATCCCCTTCTCCAGGAGTGCTACCGTGAGGAGCTGAGGGTTGATCGCTGATCCGCTACCCTTCCGCAGGTTGATGACCCCCACGCCCTCGACGGGGTTGGACTTCACCCCGAAGCTGGTCATGAGCGGGAGAACCTGCTCCTTTACGTCCTTCTTGATTGTCTCACCCTCATCGATCAGGGCTTTGGCCTTCGCCATTGCGACCGTCGCGCGGTCGAGTGTCGTCTTCAGTTCCTCGTCCACCATTTCTGCCTTCATGCCTTTGGATCCCATAATGGTCCCTCCTTTAAAATTTTAATTCTTCGGTCTCTTTCCTTTGCTTCCCTGTCTTCGCGGACCTTATCTTCATTCGCTTCACGCCATCGCCTTCCGCGTTCCAGCTTCTTCTCCCGGCTCACCTCGGGGACGTATCCGTACTCCCGGTAGACTTCTACCTGATGGAGCACGTGGTCAATTCCATCGCGCAGGAGCTGGGATACGAGCTCCGGGTCTATGCCGCTCACCGGGCACTTCCCGCAAACAACCATGCGGTTGACTTGCTGGGTGGGGAGCTGGTAGACTGATTGGCGATTCTTCAGCACCGTCTTTCCCTCTCCCCCCGGGACCCAGAATTCCCATGTCTCCTCGGTAAGCATGAGGATGGCCTCTTGAGCGAGAGCGCGATTAGCCTCACAGGAGCGACGACTCATGTCGCAGGTGAGGCTTTCGCACCAGATACGATCCGCTATTGAGGGTCCACCTCAGGTGCCAGGTCTGCCGTCTCGGCGGCCTTGGGCGTGGCTTTACCCTTGGCGGCCTTCGCCTTGCCCTTGGCGGCTTTGGCTTTCGCGGCCTTAACCTTCGCTTTGTCCGCCACGGCTTCCTCCTTTTCCTCCTTGGCCTCGACCAGGGCAGCGGCTTCCTTCTTTGCCTTTGCGGCTTTGGCTTTGGCCTCCCGCCGGGCTTTTGCAGCCACAGCCTTCTCCTCTTTCTCCTTCTCTGCCGTCACGAGCTCCCGCGTATTCATCCAAGCCAACACGTCGTCCACTCCGTCCAGCCCGTCCTTGGAGTCCTGGATGAGACCGCAGGTCTGCTTCAGGTCGAAGAGGGTCAGGTCGTGGCGGGTGTGACTGGTCTTCATAGTTGAGCGGAATATGAGGCGCGTGATGATTTCCACGAGCGGGGGAAGGTCAGCTCCAATACCGTTCTCGACGGTAAACTCCAGGACTCCGGAGGCAGTATCCCACTCGATTTCCTCCGACTGGATGAGCATGCGGGCCATTGATTTACGGGCGCGATTGTGCAGGCGGCCTATGGCAGGAGCGTCACCGACGATGAAAGTAAGCGGTCCGATAGGGGCTTCGGTGAGGCCCAGAACCATGATGTCTTCGGTGAGGCTGGAGAAGAAGTCCAGAGATGCCCGGTCTTTCTTCTCGAACGTGATCTCCAGACCCGTTTGGGTCTTGAGATGTTTGACGGTTGATGTGAGACCCTTGACGGGTTCGCTCTTGCCTTTGATGACTAGTGATACGACGCAATTCATTAGTTCTCCTTTGCGGGGGTTCCCGCTAATTTGTGGGGGGTGGGTGGTCCCATGGTCCCCTGAGGTTGGGGGAATTTCTCCCCCGTGGTCCCCCTAGGATGGGGGTTAGGGGGTTTCCAGCATAATACCCCTAATCCCCCTTCCGTTATTCGACCCGCGACTAGGTCTAGAACGGGGGCTCGAGATCATCACCATAAAGATAAAGGATGAGCTCATAATGGTGTTCGACTTGGGACTCCAAGGTCGCAATCTGGTCTCGCTGTTCAAGCTGGATGTGGGCCAGGATTGCGAGCGCAAGTAGCAAACCAAGGATGCATGAGATGGAGAAGGCCTTCATGCTCCTCCCCTCAGGGTCCGATCGTACATAGGTCGGGTGTCCCACCTGACGGGTGCTACCCCGCGACCTGAGATGACGTTCCGGCGACGTGAGGGGTCGTACCCTTCTGGGGGGTTGCAGATTGCGCACCATTCCGGGTTCATTCCGTGTTTGCAGCGGGTGCGGGCTTCGGGTTGCGGGCTTCGGGTGTCGAGTGTCATAGTCCTTCCTCCAGTATTTCTTCGAGGTTATTGGGATAGTGGTTAGCGCTCATGGGTTGCGGGGTTGGGTCTGGCGTCTCCCATCCGATTCGCCACAGGTTGCATGGCATCGGGGGGTTGGGTGCATAGCCGGACAGGAATTTCTCCCCACCCACGAAATCACCTCCGCACCAAACGTTCACTTCGGGTGAGTCGAACGGGCAAGGGAGCGGCGCGGCACACCCGTGACCCTCGATATACCTCTGGTTAATCAGTCTCCTCATCTTTGTTCGCGTCATAAGTCCTCCTTTTCCCGGCGGGTTAGGCCGGGGGTTTCGGGTTTCGGGCTTCTCACGCCGCCACCTGACTTGCGTATTCGTCGCACAGGACCCGCAGGTCCGCTGTCCGTCTCCCAACCGAGAACAGGTTCAGGTCCCGGTTGATACGCGTTAGAGCTCCATGCCAAGGGTAAAGTCCGTCGTCCCCTGCCAGCTCCACTTCAGCCCGGTGCATTTCGCGGAATGCCCCGAATCGGTTTGCGGGTAGAATTCCCCTGTCCATAGCGTCGAACGTCAGGGCTTTCATCTGCGGCTCAGGTAGCGGGATGGCACGCAGTCCCTCATGCCACTCGTGTAACTCTTTGGCCTGGTCCAGCGCCTTCCCGAATGCCGCGTCCGCCACGTACAGCAGTTCCTCAAAGGTCAATCCGCTGGTGTGTTTGCGGAATTCCAGGAACTGCCCGGAGAATTGCATGTTGGAGCAGGCAATGACGTGAGTCCCGGCTGCAACTCCGACGGCGAAGGTCTTCATCAGGCTGTTCCGGAATCCAAGCTGAACCAGGGATCCCCCGTCTCCCAAGGGGATGTCCAGGGTCCATGTCCCAAACATATTACGGCCTGCATTCCGGGTGCTGTAACTCTCGTTGACGACTCCCACTCCCTCTGCCTGGACGATCAGGTCTAGGCTGTCCAACACTTCTTTGTGGGAGATCGGGTGCCAAGTCTTCGTGTACTCTGGGGCCGGGATTGCCTCGATTTCCGACCGGGTGTGACGTTCTTTCGAGTTCATGGCTCCTCCTTCTCGAATGCGATTTTTGACCGTCCATCTGGGCTATCCGTGTCCACAAAACGTGGGGAACGGACGATACGATATCCCGCTCCTCTGTCCGGAACCCAGCTTTCACATTGGTCAATCAAACGGTCCAGGGAGTACCGGGCATCCAGCGGGCTTACCCCGTCGGTTCCCAAGATCTCCCGCCCATCACGGGTGAATTGTACGTAAGCTTTCATAAGGTTTCTCCTTTGGACCACCCAATGCGGGTGGCCCGTTTCGGGTTAACTGGTTGCTCCCCACAGGAAGAGCAGAAAGATTAGGAATTCGGGGTCCATGAGAAGCTCGATCATCCGTCACTCTCCTTCAGCTCATAACCCATGCTGGCCAGGAGTTCGTCTATCGCCTCTACACCGGCATCGGACAGCCCGTGGTCCATGAGGGTGGCGCGCGCCTGCAGAACCCTGTACTGATTTGCGGTTGGGGTTGGGGTCCGGGCTTCGGGCTGCTGGTTACCCCACGTGATTACCTTGTTCCCTTCCATGTCGTTCCTCCTTCCATCGTTGGTTAACTTACTGTCACCATGGTGTTGGTTATCCGACTGTACTCCAGGATCAACCGTACAATCTCTTGCCTGGTCTCCTCTCTGTCTTCCTCTACCGTGACGGTTATCACATACGCTCCACGCTGTCTCTCCATACTGCCTCCCTTACTGGTTCGTTCGCTCCAATTTGGGGTGATGGACTGCCCGTCACCCCACACAACAGCGCGCGAACCATGGGTCGGGGTCTTGGGTCGCCCCATACAACAGCGCGCGACCCGTGACCCCGAATTCCATCAGGACTTGGATTTGGTCTTGGTGGACTTGGCGGACTTGGCTGCCACCTGATTCGCATCGGTCCCAAGGTCGCTGTCATCAGCGGGGAGCAGACCCTTAGCCTTGGCTTCTTCCACCAATTTGAGCGCCTTAGCCAGGCGTGCGCTGGTCTTGTCCTTGGATTTGGACTTGGATTCCTCCGCATCCCGAATTGCCTTGTCCAGGCGCGCGCGACACTCATTTACGCGGTCCACAGCCCTGTCGTATGCGCGCTGTGCGATCTCTACCCTTGTCATACCCTTGCCACCATTGATCTCGTGTGTGTTCGCCATCGTTCCTCTCCTTTGATTTGGGTCGGGTCCCCGGCAGGATGCCCCATGCACCCCGCCCGGCCCAACCGCCCCAGGGCCAAGCCCCTACCTTATAACGTTGCAAGCCCCATACCAGAGCGAAAGAGGCAGGTATACCCCAACCAATGGTATGTTTCACGCCGGACACCACAACGGGTAGATCTACCACAGCGTGACAGTTACAAAGGACGGAGGTTTCGCGAACAGAACAGTGTTCACCCGTGTCCGACGCGGGCTTTGAGCCTGGCATGTGTGACAAAGGATGTCAGTTTGTTACACGTAATGTTGTTTTCCCCACGAAACGCTGTTTTGTTTCACGCACATGCTCCAGGACTGCCTTTCGGGTCTTGGTCCGGGTCTTGGTCCTGGAAACCCAAGACCCACGTCGGACACGACCCGTGGCCATCACAGACCTAGACCGGTGGCGGGATATGCAGGTGTCCCATATTCCTGAACGATGTTTGGGTGGCTAAACCTGAGACCCATTAGCGGTATTCTCGTTCAGCCCGTTGAACAGCGTTTCGAGCCGCGTCGGTCGGGTTCCTTCGGTTTAATTCGGGTTCAGCCCGCTACCCACTCGTTTAGCCTGCGGAACGGCGTTTCGCTAGTGGGTAGTGGGTTTCGGTTGCGGAACAGCGTTTCGGGCTTGGGCAGTGGGTTTCGGGTGTGGGCAGCGGATTTCGAGCGCCAAACAGCGTTTCGGTCTCGATCGGTCCGTTTGGGAAGTGGGTACCAGGTTACGGGAGCGAAACAGTGTTATTGGGTGGCGAACGCGGTACTTGAGTGGCGAACTGGTGACTCAGGGGGACCCGGCCTGGGGGGAAGGGATTGTGAGCGACACCCCCCCCCTACATATTTGGATACGGTACCTCTCGCGTCAGACAAGTATTCAATATCCAGAGAATTACCCCGCCGCCGCACCACAGGTCTGGATGGTAAGTTGGGGGAGGCCCGAAGCGGGTAGCCCGTGTACCACAACGTGAAACCCGCCGCCCACATAGGAGATTTCCCCCCAAGCTCCCACCTCCGGCCACCTCGAAGCTCAAAGGTTGAGTGGGTTTAGGGTTCTGCCGCCGCTACCCCCCGGAATTGGTCCCTCCTGGGTCCCGCTCAGCCTCCTCCCGCAACCCGTGGGGGGTCGACCGAAACCCGTAACCCGAAACCCATAACCCGAAACCCGAAACCCGTAACCCGTAGAGGAATGCATGGACAAGGAAACGAAAGAAACAATGATCGCAATGCTCGAGGATATCCCGAACATCACTGCCGTACGGAAGCTCCTGGGGATATCGGCCGACGCGTACCAGCAGGCCAGAAAGGATCCCGAGTTTGTGCGAAGGGTGAAGGTCGCGAGGGGTGCAGGATACGACATGATGGAACACGAAGCTCACCGGCGTGCGGTCGAGGGTTGGGTGGAACCAGTCTTCTACCGCGGGGAACTCGTGGCAGGGGAAGACGGAAAACCCGTGGGGGTTCGCCGTTACTCCGATACCCTCCTCAAATTCCTCCTCAAACACTGCAACCCGAAGAAGTTTAACCCCGGAGTGAACGTGAACGTGGGGGACGGAGAGAAGGTGAAGCTGGTATTCAACGTAGGGCCGCCCTTGCCCGTGAAGGAATCCGATGATTAGCGGGGAGACCATAGCGGTTTACCTTCTGATCTGGGGGGCGATTCTGCTCCTCGGGAGGGATGAACCGTAGCCCGCGGCCCGCGAAGGAGGAGGTATGAGAGACAAGTATCCAGCGATTATAGCCCTAGGCGTCATCGGGGGCCTATGCGTCGCATTCGACGTCAGTTACGCGAAAGAGGTAGTCCTGATGATTATCGGAGTCGTCTCTGCCGTGATTCGCGACTAGCCCGCCATCCGTAGCCCGTAGCCCGTAACCCTCATCCCGTAGAGGAGGAGACCATGTACAAACTCACTATTACACCCGCCATACCCCCGAGCTTTCGCGACAAGCTGGAGGCTCTTCTTCGCACCGAAGGCTGTATTATCAAGGGGAGAGGAACGGAATTCGCGGGCTCCACCCGCTCAACCATCGAATTTGCCAACTACAGACTCTCTCGGGTTCGCGGGTCTCTCGCTGCCATATGCGAGGGGGCTCGCGAGTCCGACAACCCACTCAACAAGGAGGAAGTATGAAAAAGTTAATCTGCGCTCTGGTGACCCTGATGGGTTTCGCCCTGGCAGGCTGCGCCACGTCCGGCACGCCCGACCCGATCGACACCAACCGGATTCTCCAGGTGACCCAAACAATCTATCTGGACGTCAGGACCGTAGTGACTGATCCAGAAGTCCTACCTCTCTTCACCGACGAGGAGCTCGAACGTCTGGCGGAATTAGAGCGAAAGTACCTGGAGGTGGCCGAACGGATGAAAGCCTTCCCCGAAGACGCCGAGGCTATCGAGCAGGTGTCTTTCCTGGCCGGAGAGATCCTGGAGATTCTGGACGAGATAACGTTCGTAGAGAAGGCAAGACCTTACGTCGCCGCGATCCGGATTTCGATTGGGATTCTGAGGAACCACCTACCACGAACCTAACTCCGGGAGGTAGAAGACAATGCTATATGCCCCCGCCCGTTACTGGCTCCTGGACCCCGAGGCCCACCGCGAGATTTGCAATGGCTGTGGCCCCAAGGGATTCGGCTTATTCGTGCCCGATACCATCTGGGGACTCCCGATTACCGAAGCCTGCGACATTCACGACTTCATGTACGCCATGGGGGAAACCGAGGAGGACCGCCACGAGGCCGATCGGGTGTTCCGCAACAATCTCCTGCGACTCGTGGAGGGGGGCTGCCGCTGGCTCCGTCCACTCCGACGCCGGCGAGCTCTAACCTATGCCCGTGCGGTAATGGCTCTAGGGGGTCCCGCGTTCTGGTCGGGGAAGAACCCGCCAGAGACGGAGGCTCCCGTCGCCCGCCGCCCGAGGGGGGTCGCGTGAAGATCATACCCGAAACCCGTTACCTGAAGGGGGTCGCGTGAAGATCGTATACAATGCAGAGCGAACTCCCACGCGGTTCCACCGGTCCAACGCATTCTACCGATGCATGCGGGGTCCGGTCCGCTCCGGAAAGAGTACCGCCATGTGCGCGGAGATCATGATGCGAGCTTGCCGGCAAGACCCCGATCCTCTCGACGGAATCCGCCGGACGAAGTGGGGGGTAGTCCGCAACACCTACCGCGAACTCGAGGACACCACGCTCGCGACCTGGCTCATGTGGTATCCCGAGAAAGTCTTCGGGAAGTTCAACTATGGGACGATGACGCATCATATACGCGTGAACGATATAGAGTGCGACGTCATGTTCCGGGCTCTCGACCGGGCGGAAGACGTGAAGAAGCTACTCTCGCTCGAACTCACGGGGGGTTGGGTGAATGAGGCTCGCGAGGTTCCTCGCGCGATCATCGACGTGCTGGGTGACAGGGTTGAGCAGTACCCCCCGCGACGCCCTCTCGACGACGGGGGAGAGTATGGGTGTACCTGGGGGGGCGTCTTCCTCGACACCAACTCGCCGGACGAGGACCACTGGTGGTTCGACGCCGAGGCCAATCCCCCCGAGGGCTGGGAATTCTTCACCCAGCCTGGAGCACTAATGGAGGTAGAGGGCAAGTTCGTTCGCAACCCGATGGCTGAGAACATTAGGAACCTGAACGGGGGTCACGAGTATTATCTCAAGCGAGTCGCGGGCAAGAAGAAGTCGTACGTGCGCGTCTACTACTGCAACCAATTCGGATATGTGGAAGAAGGGAAGCGGGTACACCCGGAGTATAATGACTCGATTCACGTAGCCCCTTCCCCTCTCGTCCCCGACTCGCGCCACCCTGTTGTCGTTGGGTTCGACTTCGGTCTAACTCCTGCCGCCGCCTTCTTCAGCCGTCGCCCGAGCGGTCAGTGGTGGCTCTTCAAGGAACTGGTGACGGAAAACATCGGGATCAAACAGTTTGCGGAACTGGTCCTTATTCCTTACCTGATTGAAAACTTGCTCGACTACTCAATCACATACTATGGAGACACGCACGGGAATGTCGGAGCGCAGACGGATAAGAAGACTCCTGGCCAGATTTTTGAGGCTCTCGGGATACGGGTGGTTATGCCCGACTTGGGAACAGGAGATACGATTCGGCGCGAGGCTCTGGCTCAACCCCTATCCCGCATGATCGACGGCCAACCCGGCCTTCTCGTCGACCGTAACTGCAAGACTATTCGGAAGGGTCTTAGCTCAAAGTTCTACTACAAGCGGGTGCAGGTTGTGGGGGACGAGAAGTACCACGATAAACCCGAGAAGAACTTCTGGTCTCACGTATGCGAGGCCGCGGAACACGCAATGGTGGGCGCTGGCGAGGGTAAACTCCTTACCCGTAGACCCACTCCAAAGAAGAAAGTAAATCGAAAGTTTAGATCAATTGGGTGGATGGGGTCGTGACCCCCTCTTCCAGATAAGGGAGACAATTATGGAATACACCACCGCAGACCTTAGTGGGGCAGGGGAATATACCGATTGGATAAGCCCGAAGAAGAACAAGGCTTATGGGACCCTGACAGGATTTCTGGACTTTATGATAAGCGGAACATGGGAGGGGACCCTGACGGTGCAGAAGCGCCATACCCACAACTCAACTCCGACGGACCCTGTTGATTTAGTCCAGTATACCACTAACAAGGCAAACTTGATTGAGGATCATTCAGCTTCGGTTGAATACCGTATCGGGTTTAAGATTGGAGACTATACAAGCGGCACGGCAACCGTGCGATTGGAGCAGTAATATGAGTCATCCGCGATCGCATATATGGGACTTTGATGATAAAGCCGACAAAGACACCGATGCCGTAGTAGGAAACCTGCTGCAATCAATCACCGGTGGAGGGTATGAAGATTCGGGGATTGCGGCGGCTGAGGTGAAAGGCCACCTTGGCAGCACCAACGGTCATCCGGTCGCCACAGCATCAGTCGACGGCTTCATGTCTAAGGAATATGCCGCCAAGGTAGACATCCTGTCTGCCGCAAAAATCAATTATTCCGGGTACCCGGGAGAAGCCGGGTTCCCTAACGGCATTTGTCCAGAAGACAGCCTGCCGTCAGGCATGCTGCCGTTGTCCGGATATACAGACCCCACCAGCCCGAATTACGGAAACTATATCTATTCCGACGGGTCCATTATGGTCTACCGCCCTCAGACTTTTATAAAAGTGGGTGATGGCACCAACGGGCTGGCAGTAAATGAAGTTGATGTTGTTCCCTGGGATGCGTTTGCAACCGAAGCCGAGGCAAATGATGCTGGGTATTTCATCCATGATATTTTTAAAAACGGTGCCGTGCTGAAAAAAGGTATATTCAGGGATAAGTATCATAATTCCAAAAATGCAAAAGGCGCCGGGTTTGTTGCCAGCTCAATTAAAAACGGACTGCCGATTTCCATGAGTGCCGATCATAACCCGGTTGCCGACCTGACGGCTTGCTCAGCAAACGCCTATTATGAGGCGATTAATGCCGCACATGCCAGGGATGGTGTTGACGGGGCAGTGAATGCAAGCTCTATCTTTTTTGTTGAGCCTCGGCAGTTTGCCGCTTACATGGCCCTGACCACCACGGCCCACGCACAAGCATCCACATCAGACACTTATTGTGCCTATTATGATGCGACAGGCGTGACAAACTATCCCAAAGGGTGCAACAACAACGCGCTCGGAGATACCGATGACGGGTCTGTCTCCTATGTGAGTGACGGATATTCCAATTGCGGCAAGGCCGGATCAGGTACACCGTTTGCGAAAATAACCGATAATGGGCAGGAGTGTGGAATAGCAGATGTAAACGGCCTGATGTGGCGTATTAACATTGGTATGACCTGTATTACAACCACCGCCTCTATCACCTCAGCGACTCAGGCAAACCCGTGCCAGATCACAGCGGCTGCGCATGGCAAGTCAACCGGCGATTGGGTTATGATCACTGGGGTTGCAGGTATGACAGAACTCAACGACAAATTGTATCAGATAACTGTCGTTGATGTAGACAATTTCACCCTGGATGGCATCGATGCCACCTTGTACACAGCATATACGTCAGGTGGAACCGCCACGTTCGGTGCGTTTTACAAAAAAACGGATGCGGCTGAATATGAGGATTTTACGTCTGGGAACTCATTGGCCACAGACCACTGGGGAGCAACCGGTGTTGCAGCAATGATGGAGGAGGTTGAGCTGGAATTTGTTTCTGGTGGTGCCTTTGCGCAATGGTTCGGGAACAGTACAAACCAAGTGTTGAGTCCAGATATCACAGGAAATGATTTTGAGATTCTCCAGCTCGGCTTGCCTGTTTCCGGCGGGGCCAGTTCCGGTGGTACCAATTTGTTCGGATCTGATTATTTTTACCAGTATATCAGAAATGAACTATGCGTGCTTGCCGGCGGCTATTGGGCCTATGGTTCCAACGCCGGGGTGTTCAGCGTCGCTTTGAACTACTACCGGACGCTTTCTCGCGACTACGTCGGGTTTGCCTGCGCCTGTTACCCTGTGTAGCGAAGCGATAGCGAGCGATAATGTCTGAGCCGGTCTTGAATAGAAAGTTTGTGGAAATGATGCAGCTGCTGAACATCTATCTAAATCATTTCCCCAAACATGAAAAATACGCTTTGTGCAATCAGATAAGGAACACTGCATATGAGGTTTACAATCTCATCACTTACATATTAAACCATAACAACAACATTGTCAACCAGAAAATCTCAGAAAAGAGAGGGTGTTATGATCATTAAATACCAAAAGGTCACTGACCTGCACACAACCTACACATTGGCTGAACCAGACTATCATGATGGTGATGCCCGTTGTACTGAACTGGCAACTCTAAACGGCATTACATATGTCCATGTGCCTGACTCAATCACCCTGCCTATCCAGCCGGAACAAATCACGGTTGAGGAAGTCACACTGACCCCGGAACTGCGGGAGGAAATAAAAGCCGTATCTCCGTGCGTCCGGTTGTCTTACAAGCGGCTGCAAGATCGGATCAGGTCCAGGTACAGCCTGGAGGATGAAGCTTACTACACCCGAATCAGTGTAGGTGTGCTGATGGGGACGTATGAAATGCAGCCAGGTGAGCTTGATGAGCTTGCAGCTTACCAGGCATGGGTCGAAAAGTGCCGAGAGATCGCCAGGCTGGAACGGGCTGTGTGGGGGCTGTAATGTTACGAGCATCAATCATTTGTTTCATAGTCGCAGCCCTGACGCTTTGGCTGATGGGTTGCACAGAACAAACCTATCAACCTTTCCCTGAAGGAGGCCAGGAAGTTCAGTCTCCCATCGGTTACGAGATCCACTGCCAGGAATTTCCAGATAGTATTTTCTGTAAGGAGGCTGAATGAAAAACCTTGCTGAAAAAGTACATTCAAAGGTCAAGCGATTGTTCACTTACAAATCAGACAAAGAACAGTTTCAGGACTTCTGGGATCATTGGAAAAGCTGGGCAGATGAGGTAGAGGCCAACCAGCTGTTTTCTGACGATTGTGACGGATTCTGTCTCACCTGCGCTGAACTCTTGATTAGGCAAGGAGCAAAGCCTGAAGACGTGACCATCTGTGATGTGACAACGGAAACAGGCGGGCGGCATCTGGTTTGTGTATATGGATCATGGGTTCTGGATAACAGATACTATTATGTGCCTTACTGGAAAGATTTGAATTATGAATGGCGCAGGTCGATGAGAATGGATGAACCTGGAACATGGAGGAAAACTTGGAGCGCATACAGGAAAAAGTAACCAGCACATTGGATAAGGATTTACCCGCCAAGGATCGCGTGATCCAGCAAGCCCTCTCGCGTTTCCGCACCTCTATGAACTCCGAGCTCCACAACAGGCTCGAAGCCGCAGAGGACCTCCGGATGCTCGCGGGTCAGGACCACTGGCCTGCCGAGGTCGTACTCCAGCGGGAGCTCGAGGGTCGTCCGGTCCTTACCGTGAACAAGCTTCCGGGCTTTGCGGACCGCGTGATCAACGAGGGTCGCGTGAATCAGATCGCGATCAAGATTATCCCGCGAGGGGGTGGAGCATCGAAGGAGGTGGCCGAAACCCTTACAGGCCTAATCCGCGCGATTGAGCAGGAGTCCGACTCCGAGGTTGCATACCAGACGGCCTTCGAGGGTGCGGTGCAGTGCGGCTTCGGCTACTTCCGAGTAGTAACGAGTTACACGGAAGACTCCCCGTTCGACCAGGAGATACGGATCGAACGCGTGAAGAATAACTTCTCCGTCGTCCTCGACCCGGCTCGAACGAAGGCGGACGGATCCGACTCCCGATTTGCCTTTATCACCGAAATGATTAGCGTTGAGGAGTACGAGGCCCGCTATCCCGACGCCGACGTCCCCTCCTCTCTGCCAGATGACGGGGCCAACGCTGACGTCGGACACTGGTTCGAAGACTCATCGATTCGCGTCGGGGAGTATTGGGTCAAGGTTCCGCACAAAAAGCGGGTGTACCTGCTCTCAGACTCTCGAGTCGTGGACGGGGACGAGTGGGACGAGGCATACCCCCTACTCAAGGAGAAGGAACAACTGGTACACGTCACCCAAGACCCGCAAACCGGTCAACCCATTCAAGTCCCAGGCCCGGCCCCCGAGGGTTCCGGTCTACCCGAGATGATTCTCAATGAAGTCCCGCAAATCGAGCGGGAGCGCGAGATCGACTCGCACAAAGTCCAGCAGTATATCATTGACGGACAGAAGGTCATCAGCGGGCCGCACGAGTGGCCAGGCCGCTTCATCCCGATCGTACCCGTATGGGGTAAAGAAATTACGGTTGACGGCCAGACTCACCTCCGTGGTGCCATCCGGAACGCGAAGGACTCGCAGCGGATGTACAATTACTTCCGGACTGCCGCGACCGAGACCGTAGCCCTGGCCCCCAAAGCCCCGTGGGTTGGAACCGCCGAGCAATTCGAGGGTTACGAGGAGGAGTGGGCCGACGCCAACCGCTCCAACCGCGCCTTCCTAGCTTACAATCACGTTGCGGGTGTGAACCCCCCGATGCGCCAGATTGTGACTCAAACCGCAATCGGGGAGATTACCGAATCCAATATCAGCTCCGACGAGATGAAAGATACAACTTCGATCCAGGACGCGTCTCTAGGGGCGCAAGGGAATGAGGTCTCCGGTCTCGCGATAGCCCGTCGCCAGTCCCAATCTGACGTCGTGAACTTCACCTACGCTGACAATCGCCGCAGGGCCGTCAAATTCTGCGGAGAGATAATCCTTGACCTTATCCCGCGCATCTATGATACTGAACGCCAGGTCATGATCATCCGGCCCGACGACGAAGAAGAGTTTGTGACGGTGAACCAGGTAGTCCCCTCTCCCGTCTCGGACGAACCCTTGATCGTGAACGACCTATCCCTAGGAACCTACGGGGTGAGCGTAACGACCGGCCCATCCTTCCAGACTCAACGACAAGAGGCAGCGGCCTCCATGCTCGATTTCGTGCGGACCGCTCCCGATGCGGCTCGCTTCGTAATCGACCTGATCGCGGAAAACATGGACTGGCCCGGCGCGACCAAGATTGCCAACCGTCTCCGGAAGCTCCTACCCCCAGGGATTGACGAGGACGGACCTCCTCCCCCGCAGGAACCCTCGATTGACGACGTGATAAAGAAGCTCAGGGCCGAGGGGATAACCCTAGCCAACGAGAAAAGGATGTTGGATATCAAGGAGAAAAGAGACGAGATGACCGACGAGGGGAAGGCGTTCGACCGCGTCATCGAGGTCCTGGAGAAATACAAACGCGTAACCGACGAACCCAAAGGAGGAACGAGTGGGAGATCCGATTCGCGAGGGTGACATCGAAGCCCTACGGAACAGAAGGCGAGACGAGGGTAGACCCCTCAAGTCTCAAATCGTAATCAAGGATGGCAAGCGCTATTTCTACAACACCGACAAGAGGGGTCGCGTGCGCGTCACGGACGAGACGTAACCTCCAACCCATAACGGTTTTCCCGTCGCGGGCTACCCGTAGCGGGTGAACCACCAAACCGTCTGGGGCGAAATCCCCTGCAACTCCGGGCTTGACCCGAAAGGACCTGAAGAATGGAATATGATGAGCAAGGCAATCCAGTGGTCGCCACTGAACCCGACGTAAACGCGGATCCGTCATCCGCAGAAGAACCCGATCCGAATCTCGACCCCGACCTCGACCCCGATCTCGAAGCGGGAGAGGGCGAGGAAGAGGGGGAACCGTCACCCTCCGAACCCCGACGACGTAAACCAGGGGCAGAGAAGAGAATTGGATCTCTCGTGGCCGAGCGAGAGTATTGGAAGGGTCGTGCGGAAGCCGCCGAGGCCAGCCGTACCTCTCCCGTACCCGCTCCAGGCTCCGCGAGCGTCCCGACGGACAAGGAGCTGGACCCGAACGACTTTGACAGCGACGCAGCCTACCTGAAGGCTATGGCGAAGCAGGCCGAGGCTCGTCTTGAGGCCCGGTTCGAACAGGAGCGGCAGCGGGCGTCCCAGACGGAACTCCAAGCCGCAATCCAGAAATCCGCCGCCCGCGCTCGCGAAGCCCACCCCGATTTCGATTCAGTGGCGCTGAATCCCGCAGTCCCCACGAGTCAGACTATGGTGGACGCAATGAAGGGGGAGAATTACGCCGAGATCCTGTACGCGCTTGGGTCCAATGTGGCCGAAGCGCAGCGGATTTACGGGTTACCCCCAGTCCAGCAGATCAAGGAAATCGGGAAGATTGAGGCGCGACTTACACGCAAAACACCGAAAAGAAATTCTTCTGCCCCGGACCCGCCCCCCACAATTCGCGGGAGTAGCCCGGCGTCACCCGGAAAGGATCCCGAGAAGATGACGCGAGCTGAACTTCACGCGAAGTGGGAGAAGGATCGGAAGGAAGAGTTGAGGAGAAAATATGGCTAACGCATTTCTTACCCACTCCATGATTGCGGAGCGGGCATTATTCGACCTGACAAACAATCTGATTATGGCGCAGAAAGTGTATAAGGGGTACAACTCCGAATTCGCTACTGCAGTCGGGGGGTACCAGAAGGGTAACTCCGTAACCGTTCACCTGCCGAATAAGTTCCGGACCAAATCCGGGGCGGCAATCAATAAAGTCCAGACAGTGGAAAACTCCACCACGGTTACCGTGGACGAGCAGGAACACGTGGCTCTGGATTTCACCGAGCGGGAATTGACGCTGGATATCGCGGATTTCAGCCGGAAATACATCAACCCGGCGACCATAGCCCTCGCGAACAAGATCGACTCCGACGGGCACGACGAGTACGTGAACGTGTATAATTTCGTGGGTACTCCGGGGACGACTCCCGCGACATTCCGCGTTCTCGCCGATATTGCGGAGCGGATGGATAACGAGGCGGTCCCGGATGACCGGCTCGCGATGTGGTCTCCCAAGGCCGCGTGGGGTCTGGCCGACGGGGAGCTGAAGTCCCTGTTCCACCAGAATATCGTGGGGACCATGGTCCGGCGCGGATTCCTGGGTCGATTCGCCAACACCGAACACTTCATGACTCAGAACGGGTCCTCCCATACAGTCGGGACGCACTCCACGGGATCGACGGGGGTGATGAACGGGGCAACCGCTGAGGGTGCTTCCTCGCTGGTGACCAACGGGTGGGCCGCCTCGACTGAAATCCTGAAGCGGGGTGACGTGATCACGATCGCTAATGTCGTGGGGGTTAACCCCGTAAGCGGAAAGGCGTGGGAGGGAAGCCAGCTTCGCCAGTTCGTCGTCACTGCCGATGTAACCTCGGATGGCTCGGGCAACGCGACGATCCCGATCAGCCCGAAGATCTACTCCTCTGCCGCCGGGGAAGACGTACTCCCGTATCAGACGGTAGTCACGCTGCCCGTAAATGGTGCCGCGATTACGGTCGTCACGGGAGCTGAGGGGACGACTCACCTGCAGAATCTGGCGTTCCACCCCGACTGCTTTGCCCTGACCATGGTTCCGTTCAAGAAACCGAAGAGCGCAGGCAGCAGCATCATGTGGGGTCAGGCATCGGATAAACAGCTTGGGTTGAGCATCACGGTTGCGACCGCGTTCGACATCGACGCCTATTCCGAGGCCACTCGCCTTGACGTGCTGTACGGCTGGGATACGGTCCGGCCCGAACTCGGGGTGAGGATTACAGGGTAACCCGTAGTCCGTGACGCGTAACCCCGGCCAGATAACCCCGGCTCGTAGTCCGTGACGCGTAACCCGTAACGGGTAACCCCGGCTCGATAATCGCGGGAGGATAACCCCCGCCTCCCGCTTCTTTTTTTTCTTTCCTGGTAGCTTCATTTTCTGTGCCAGCTTGACGCTGTGCGTTGTGCGTTGGGGGTGTGCGGGGGGTGTGTGGGGTACCAGGGGGGGGGGATTACCCGTTACCCAAAGACCAAAACCCATTACCCATTAACCAAAAAGGAGAACGAAATGGACTCAACCGACAATTACCGCATCGCGCCGACCTGGCTCCACCGAAAGGGGGAGGCTCGCCTCTTCACCACGCAAGAGGAAGTGGACGAAGCGTGGGGGGAGGGGTGGTTTGGACCCCCCTGGCTAAACAATGACGATCTTCTCCTCGGCAGCAAGGATTTCGAGGAAGAATTCCGGACCAAAGCTGGACTCGTCCGTGCCGTAAAGGAAGACCCGAGGTACGCTGGACTCGAACTCAACCCGAGGAATACCGTGGAAGACTTGATGAGTGACGTTATCGCGCATGAAATCGTCGTCGGGTTGCGTGCGGGGGGTGAGGACTCGGACGCGGGTGCGGACGCGGGTGAGGAGGAATAATGGCCAGTAGCAGCGCCAACGACATTATCGAGCGGGCCTTGGTGAAGCTCGGGGTATTCCATCCGGGAGAGGCAATTCCCGCTTCGGTTCAAGCTCAGGTCTTCGCGGAACTCAACGACATGCTGGAGCGATGGGCGCTGGAGCGGCTAATGGTTTCCGCTGACGTCTTGGAGTCTTTCTCCCTCACGCCTGGGAAGGCGGATTACACGTACGGGACAGGAGGAGACTTCGATTCCCCCGCCCCCGACTCCATCCTCCCCGGCGCGTTCATCCGGTCCGGCGCCACAGATTTCCCGCTCCACCGGGTGACGCTCGACACGTATCGCGCCCGGCCCACCAAGGACACGGGGGCCAGGCCGGAGGTCTTCGCGGTTAACCCAACCCCTGACTTGAACGAGATGTGGTTCTGGCCTACCCCTTCCGCAGCGGACGACGTGCACTTTCGCGTCCGTAAGCAGCTCACGTCTTTCCCGGATCGGACTACCGACGTCAGTCTCCCCAAGGGGTTTCGCGGGGGGATCGTGTCCAACTTGGCCATCGAGGTGAGCTCCAATTTCGGGAAGAAGGTGGGCCAGGGGCTTGCGGTTCAGGCCATAGGATTCACCCACTCGATAAAGCATGCGAACCGGGTCTCGGGCTACCCGATGCGCACCGACCTTGGAGCTATGACAGGGAATGCCCGCAGCCCGAGATTCAACTCGGGGCCGTTTGTGTGATACCCGTAGGGGGAGACCCGTAAGGGGAGACCCGCAGGGAGACCCGCAGGGGAGTGCAACGGAACAAAGGAGGATATAATGGCTATCGAACCAGCAACATACAAAGAACTAAGACGCGTGACAATTACCGAGGCAAACAACGGGTATACCGTCTCCAAGTACACGGACCAGGGGGAATCGGTCGAGGTCGCCACGAGTTGGGAGGAGGCGGCAGACGCAGCCCGCAAGATGATGGGTGCCGGGAAGGGAACGTCGTGAAGCTAAAGATCCCATTTACCGGACCGACCTACCAGTCCGATTCGGTCTTCCTCTCGAACCAGATCTGCCGCAACTTCTACCTTCGCCCGTATCCCGAGATGGGTCAGGGGGCTATGGCCCTCTTCGGAACTCCGGGGCTGGTCGAGTGGTGCGACTTGGGGGTGGCGAGTAGGGTCCGAGGTATCCTCTCGTTCGACTCCTACCTCTATGCCGTCGCGGGCGGCAAGCTCTTTCGCGTAACCCCCGACGGTATCGCGGAGGAGTTGGGGTCTCTCGACACCACTGCGGGCACCATCAGTATGGCAACCAACGGGCTGGATCTGATTATCATCGATGAGTTCTTCGGTTATATATGGGATTTCGGGGCTGAGACTTTCGCCAAGATAACAGACCCCAACTTCCCTCCCTGCCAGAGTGTAGTCCACATTGATGGCTACTACCTTGTCCCGAAGCGAGACACGGGTCAGATATGGCGATCCGACTACAATGACGGTTCGACCTGGGGCGGACTCGCGTTCGACTCGGCGGGGGCCGATCCCGACGACGTTCTCGCGATTCAAGTCTCCAACCGTGACGTGTACACGATAGGGGAGCGGACGACCCAAATCTGGGTGAACACCGGGGCGGCAGTCTTCAATTTCCAATCCATTCAGGGAGCATTCATAGAGAAGGGGTCCGTCTCTCCTTTTGCCTCTTGCGTGGGGAATAACGCAGTCTATTTCGTCTCGCGGGACTACAACGGGCAGGGTGAGGTAGTCCAGGTGGTCTCCCGTCTAGCAAAGGTCATCTCTACTCCCGCCATCACCCGCCAGATTCAGTCTTGGGGTGACCTCGGGGATGTTCAGCTCTTCTCCTACGAGCAGAAGGGTCACACACATATCGTCGTAATGTCTCCGAACGCCAGAGAGACGCTCGTGTTTGACTCGACAACCGGACAGTGGCACGAGCGATCCTCACGCTTCCTCGATGGTATGGAGATGGTAAACGGGCAATGGCGCGTGACCTCCCATACTTTCTTCGCCCGAGCCTCCCGGCATATCGTGGGGGACATGGAGAACGGGAAGCTCTACACGCTGGACCCCGACGCGTACGACGAGGACGGGGAAGAGATGATCTCGGTTCGCCGGACTCCAATCTTTCGCTCGAATCAGGAGCGGATAACGATTCACGAGCTACAGGTCGTTACGGAACCTGGGGTGGGACTCGTGACGGGAGAGGTGCAGGACGTAAGCCCGCAGGGGATTCTCCGTTGGTCGCGAGACGGGGGTCGGAGGTGGTCCGCCGGGGAGGACATTCCTCTCGGGCCGATCGGGGAGACGGAAAACAGGGCGCGGGTCATCCAACTCGGGCAAGGGGATAACTGGGTATTCGAGCTGGCTATCTCAGCCCGAGTGAAGCGGGTGATTAAGGACGCCATAGCGGAAGTGGAGATGGATATATGAGTTTAGGCCTACCATCACTCCCGAAAACCGAAATGTTTATCGGAGGGATAATGTCCATGGAGTGGCAGGAGTTCTTCCGCCTGCTGTTCGAGCGTGTCGGGGGGTACGAAGATTTGCCCGACAATGAGTTGCTGACGATAGATGAGGAACACAGGGTAACATTTACCTGGGATGGAACTGTCGTCGGAGTATGGATTGACGGAGTGTTTGTGAAGAATATATAATGTAGAACCCCGGGGAAGGGGTCATGGGAGGAGGATGGAATGGAAGCGGAACTGAGGAGCAAAGGTGGGGACCGCATTAGGCTCGCGAGGATCGACGATATCCCGCGCATACTGCAGATGGCTTACGGGTTTCACGAGGATGCGATTCGACCGTTGGGTCTGGGGTATTCCCCCGCAGACTTCGGGGCCTATCTCGTATTCCTCATCCAGTCTCCAATCGCCTCGGTCTTCGTCCTTGAGGGGGACCTTGAGGGGGACCTTGAGGGGAGGGGAATCCAGGGAACGATAGCGGGTCTGATCTCCCCATGGTTCATGCAGGGGTCGGACGTCATCCTCACGGAGCAGTGGGTGTGGGTGGAACCTGAAGCTCGTGGGGGCGGGGCATTCTCCCGTCTCCTGGAAGCCCTGACCCAATGGGGGATCGGACTCGGGGCCACCAAGCTCTGCATGGTCGCGATTGGGAGCGGGACCGAGGAGCAGGTGCGGGAGTTCTATGCCCGAAGGGGCTTCACCTACATGGAAACGCACTTCATCAAAGACTTAAGCTCGGGATCGGGCGCGAGGACGGGTCCGGGATCGGGCGCGAGGGAGGAGGAATAATGGCTATCGGAACAGCAACAGCAATACTCGGGGGAGCAGCTTTGGGGGTTGGAGGTTCTATTCTGGCCGCGGATAAGCAATCGAGCGCGGTCAATTCCGCCGCATCTTCTCAGGCTCAAGCCACTTCGCAATCGACCCAGATGCAGCTCGACTTCTTGCGCGAGAACCACGAGGACATCGCCGAGGCAGTGGAAGCGGGGCTTATCGACCTGGATCAGGGGTTTAATCTCGCGATTCGGAAGCTGCAGCCCCTTACGGGTTTGAAGGTGTACAAACAGGCTCGGAACCTCCTAGCGGACCCGTCCTCGCTCGCGGATCGCCCGTCTTACCAGTTCCAGCTCGAGCAGGGAACGGAGGCGCTCCAGGGGGCCTTCTCCCGTGGATCCGGAGGGGGGCTGTCCGGACGAGGGGTCCAGGCCGCTCAAGAATTCGGGCAGAATCTGGCGTCAACCGCACTCGATGCGGAGTTGAACCGCCTGTTCCCCTTCATCAATACGGCAGTCCAGGCCCGCTCGAACATCAGCCAGCTTCAGGCATCCCAGGGCAGTGCGAAGGCCAATCTACGCCTCGGAGGGGCTACGGGACAAGCCAACGTCTCCGGCCAGTACGCGCCGGGTATTGCCGCCGGGATTCAGAGTCAGGGGAATATAGCCGCAAATCAGGCTATCCTTGGGGCAAACGTCCAAACCGGACTCATGTCCAACTTGGCCAACGTGGGGACTCAGTTCATGAACACTGCAGCCGCTAACCCCGGCTTATTCAGCACCCCCGCCTCGACTCCCCAGCCGTATAACCCGTGGGTATCGGCGCAGAACCCGCTGGGATTAACCCCTGGCCAGGGATTATAAGAGGGGGGGGGGATGCCCGCCCCAACACTAACCAGGAACGGAGGAATTATGCCGACTTTACCGCAGTTACAGCAGTTTCAAGTCCCAAATTACGCAGCGGACCTTCTCACGAAGCAGACCACGGCCCAGCTCGCACAGACAGCCCGGCAGAAGGTGCAAAACGAAGCCGCCCTCGAGATGCAAAAGCTGGGCTTGAGGAACCGCGAGATTGGAATCTCGGAGGGGAGACTGGGGCTGGATATCCAGAAGCAGCAGGTTGAAGTCGCCAAGCTCCAACGGGAACAGGCAATCGACGCCAACGAGTTCGCGCTCAACCTCCTGACGGGAGTCAACTCCGAGGAGGACCTCTCGATAGCCAAGCACCAATTCGCCTCCCGCTACCCGGAGCACCTCCAGATGGTGAATCAAGTCCTTCCGTCTTATAACCCGACTTCAGTCCGCCTTATCCGCAACTCGCTACGGGATGAGACCACACGCCTGAAGCAAGAGGAACTCGCGTTCAGTCAGGCGATGGACGTCGGTAGATTCGGGCTGGAGGAGAGAGCGCAACGGCTCGGCGAGCGGAAGCAGACCTTCGAGGAGACGAGGCCGAGGGGTTACGCCCCCGGAACCCTCATCAAGACTCCAGGAGGGACGGATCAGCAAGTTCCCACGGCCCCACCCAAACCCGACTTCGAACTCTTCACGGATTCGGAGGGGAACCAGGCGTATCTCGCAAAGGGCGCAAGTGTCCCGTCGGGATGGACCCGCGTGGATAAGCGTACCGGTCCTGCCGTCAACGTGTATACGGGGGACTTGGCCCGCACGACTCGCACCAAGGTGGAGTCCGAGATCATCGAGGGGGTGAAGAATGTCCAGTCCTTCCGCAAGACGGGGGAGATGTTCAAGGATGAGTACCTGGAGGTAATGGGTAAAGGAAAAAAAAAGGCGGCTGAGATTATGGACAAGGCCGGAGTCTCGACGGAAGATCAGAGGAAGTACATAAACGAGTACGCCCAGTGGTTCCGCCAGGCCAAGTCCGACTTCCTTGCCTACCGTAAGTGGGTGACGGGTGTCGCGGGAGGGGAGAAGGAGATGCAAGAGATTGCCACTGCCTTCCCCGATCCGGTGAACAACAGTCCCGAGCAGTACAAGGCGAACCTGAAGTCAATCGAGGAGACGACGAAGCGGGTACTCCAACTGAACGCAGACTTCCTCCGCCTCGGGATTGACATGGACCAGCCTCTATCCGTTGTGCTGGAGCAGGCGAAGGAGAAAGGATTTGACCAGTTGCCGCCGGGGGCTGAACCCCAGGTCATCCGCTACACCCGTGACACCAACGGAAATCTTGTTCGAGAGGAGGAGGTCAGATGATGGAGCGAATGGGACCACGAGAGGGGGAGGTCAGATGAAGAAGGTAGTAGGTCCAGAGGGCCAGGAGTTTGAGTTCCCGGACGACGTAACGCAAGAGGAAATAGACTCCGTGGTCCAGCGGGAGCTTGGATCTCAAGACGCGGGCGGAATCCCCGACCCCACCTTTGGGGGGTCTGGCTCCGTAGCCGCTCTTGACCCCGCTTCTGCAGCTCAGACCGAGAAGGGGGCCTCGATGGGGAGGGCAATCGCACTCGAAGCTCCACAGACTCTCGGAGGGGTAGCGGGGGGCCTGACCGCAGCCACCGGCCTGACCGCCGGTGGTCCCGTTCTTCTCCCGCTCGCAGTGGGTGCCGGCGTTGGAGGAGCTTTCGGGGAGTCCATGAAGCAAATCGGACAGCACCTCTCGGGTTCGCTCGACGCTCCCGCGACGTCAACGGAAGCGGCCAAACGGATAGGGGAGGCGGCTTTAACCGAAGCGGGGTTCGAGATGGTTGGGGGGTTGGTCGCGAAGGGATTCGGGAAGATCCTCGCCCCGTTTCGCAAGGAGACGATCCCCGGCCTCGCGACAGCCTCGAAACGGTTCGAGGATCAGATTAAGCCAGTCCTCCTCCCCTCCGAGGCCACCGAGTCTCGAGTCTTGGATATCCTCGGAAACATCAGCGAGTCGAGCCTCATCGGGGGAAACGCGATAGCCAAATTCAAGACCAAACGGGGGGAATTCTTCGACGATTTCGCGGACAGTATGATTGACCAATTCGGGAAACGGGTAAGCCCGGACGAGTTGGGGTCTCTGTTCGTCACGGCACTCGAAGCGAAACGGAAAGTCCACAAGGAAGCGGCAGACGTGCTGTACAATAACGTGCAGGCCCTCATCCCTCCCGACGAGATCGTGAAGCGGACTGAAGTGAAGCTGGTCCCCACGGGCATCGCCGACGAGTATGGGAATCCGATAACGAGGACGGTTGAGGAGGAAGTGGAAGAGGTAATCCCGGGCTTCCGCATCCCCACCCGTAGCCTGCGCGACTTCTCGTCCAAGGTCCGCGTGCATTCCACGGAGCTCGGGGGAATAGAGGCGAAGAACGCGGGGGACGACCTGATGGATGCGATCAA